TTTGAAAAAATTTAAAAAACTTTATCAAAACTATTGACTTTCTCGGTATACCGTGATATAATATAATCAAGATAAGGAAAGGAGGTGAGGGAGTTGAACAAAGAAGATTGGCTTAGGTTACTTGAAAAGGCGATAGATAATATCCCTGAAACGGTAACTGCTATAGCAAGTCTGGTGACTGCAATAACAGTCGCAAGGCAAAACAAAAAGCGTAAACCCGAATCCCGCAAAAGAAAAAGGTAAACGCTAAGAGGTGGGGGCGAAAGCCCCTCACACCTCTATTTTATCAAATGAAAAGAGGAAAAGCAATGGTTAGTGCAATAGCTATTTTTATAATTGTGATCAATGTATATATCTATCTAAAAAATAAAAAGGACAAATAAGTATGAGAAAAATTATCCAAGAATTGTTAGACAGTTCGATGTCTACGTCTGCTATTTCGCAAGGAGCTGGAGTTCCTTGGACTACTGTTTCTGACCTCAGAAAAGGAAAAACAAGCATGGATAAAATGGCGCTTCTCACAGCAGAAAAACTTTATGAATTTGCTACAGCTGATAAGCAGTGATTTCGGTCACTGCTTTTATCAAAATATCTCGTTATCAGCTTTCATTTCTGCCAAAACTGAACTAGTCAAAACTTTTTCAGCAAAATCTCCTTGCTCGATTTCTTCAGCAGTATAGTAGTAGTCGATGATAGGACATTTATCCAATATTTCGTTATAGTCACCTCTTACAATATAGAGATACTCGTCTGTCGATCCTTCCTCTATGTCTGCTTCTAGTTCTTCGATCAGTTCGCTGTAATCATAACTAAAACGATAATTTCCAGCGTCTATCCATGACTGGACTCTCATAGCGAACTCAAGACTTAACTTGCTAAAATCCTTTTTTCCATTCCTCAAGAGAGAGATAGAGCTCTCTTGTATGCCTATTTCTTTTGATAAACGATAGGCTGAGACAGCCTTATTCATCAAGACTGCCTCAACTTGTGATGTGTTTATTTTCATTGTGTTACCTCAAATTCTTGGTAATATGCTTGACTATCACATCCACGAATCGCGCTCTCGATTTCTTTATCTGTCAAGTTTCTTAAAACTTTATCCCATTCAAAATTCTCAAGTTCTACTAGAGCGTCATCTGCTGTTTCCTCGTTGTTTAAACGTTCCTCTAATTCTGAAAGCTCTTGAGATACATAACCAAGTTCATGAAATAATTGAGAGTCGCTGTCGATATAATCTCCAATATACCCTTTGTCAACCAATTTCTCTAATAATTCAAAATAGCTATCAGCTTCTACTGTCTTGTTCCAACGTCCATCTGTACTTTTACCTGTCCATTTAATCATTTTATTTTACCATGAGAGCTTTTTGCTCTCCCTTTCTTTATCTTGATTATAGTATATCAAAATACTTGACGTTCGTCAAGTATTTTGACAAAGAAATTTAAAGTTTTTTTATTCTGGAACTACTTTCAGAACAAACAAAAAAACCGCAAGCCAAACAGCCTGCGGTTAAAACAATTCGAACAATATTTTAGAAATTTTCCTTTCTATTTTAAAAACATTATTTAGTAGTGATGAGCCCATCTGGCTCAACTACAAACGCTGCTTTATCAGCCAAGCGACCGTCTGGAAGAAGCATGTAATATCCGTCGTTATATGGTACAAATCGGCTAGATAACATATTTCCATCTTTTTCGTCAAGGTAATACCAGTCTGAATAATACTTCACCCAGCCTTTACGCATAGATCCATCACGGTTGAAGTAATACCAGTATCCATCGATACGACGCCAACTAGTTACCATATAGCCATCGGCATCAAAGTAATACCATTCGCCATCAGTATGCAAGATCCAATCGGATTTCACGCAATAACCTTCATAATTGAAGTAGAACCAAGATTTGTTTTCTTCGATGTACTCGAATTCAGACTTAGGATATGTGCCGTTAGCTCGTTGATACCAGTCACCTTTGGAGTCTGACTTCCAGCCTTTTTCAATGACTTTAGGAGCAGCTTCGGGATTTGTCAAGCGGTAAATGTAGTAATATGGCTTACCAGCATATAACCAACGTTCGTCGTGGTCATTTACGGAAATACCGTCATATGGCCAGTTACAGTGAATGATATTGTCACTGTCGATAAAGATACCCGTATGACCCCCGGCTCCACTTGAGTAACCTTTACGCCCCCAGATGAAGATATCGCCTCGTTGCGCGTCAAATGGAGTGTTTTCGGAAATAAGTGTGTATCCGTTGTCCTCGAGCCATTTGTGCTCATATTCCGTATTTACGGCCCAGCCTGCGCTTGATGCGCCAGCAGAAAGCAAAGCATAGTAAACTGATGATGAACAGTCATAGCTATCTGGACCATTACGATAGTCCATGCTGTAACTTACTTGCCCTTTGCGAGCTTGCATCCAGGCAATAGCCGTTTCAAGACTTAAACCCATGCCTATTCTCCTTTCCAAGCTTCATTCATCTGCTTAACCGCTGACTCGACAAATGTATCAAGGTCTTTATCTGTCATGCTGATGTTGTATTTGGTTAGCTCAGTACGGATTTTAGTGCGTGCTTGCTCCAGTTTCTCTTCGCCCTTGTATCCAGTCTCAGAAGCAACCTGCTCCACGGCATTAACTGCATTTTTAGCAAGGATTTCAACGATCTTGATGGTTTTTTCTCCACCTTTTTTAATCAAAAAATCTTTAATGGATTTGACTGCGACGCCAGCCAAAATGGTTAAGACTCCAGTAGCTGATGCTACGATAATTTCAGTAATTTGTTGCATGTGTTATTCTCCTTTATTTTTGTCGTCATCTTTTTCAAGCAAGCGCTGAAATGCTTTTAAAATCGGCTGAAAAAGAGTAACATTTCCTTTTAGTTTGCGGTAATTTTCAACGAGAGATTGAAAAGTAAATACGATGTACCCGAGATAAATTGAGTACAAGAATGCGAAGCCTGATTTTTCAGGCAAGAGCACAGACATCGGAATGAGGATCATCAGCAAGAGGACTCCTAAAATTTTGCGAAGAAGCCCATTAATGCCGATTTTGCTCTTATACTCGATGTCGGGATTGGCAATAGCTGCAATCGTTCCAGTTAAGAAATCAATGATTTCCATTGAAACAATCAAAGTCAGAGCGTACAAGACTAGACCATCTTCAGTCTGGACTACGCTTCTTAAAAAGTTGAAAAATTCGATTTGCATACAACCTCCTTCTAATCAATGCGTGGCATGATCACAGTAAGCACACCTTGCTGAAGCATTTCAGCAAGAGTCTGCTCTTTCCAAGTGTACCCTTCGGACGGTTGCATTTGAAACATGAAGATAGTTTGCGTGCCTTTCGGCCATTTAGCATTGGTTTCAAACGGATACGGCATAGCAACGATGTCCCCGTTTGAGTAGCGTGTACTCTTTACAAGAGGCTTGATGAAATTTGCTACCTTTACATAGGCAAAGGTAGGCATGCCACCATTTTGAGATACTACTACGGCACTCAAGACCTCAGTGATAGTTGAAACCGCATAAAGGTTTTCTTTGTTTTCTACGGTCGCTTGCTCTACCTTAGTTGCCATTTCCTTATTTTGCTTGAGCTGCGCCTCTACCTGGTTGAATTTCTCCTTTTCGGCACGCTGTGGGAAATTCTCCTGATAGAGAGCTTCCAAGGCTAGCGCAAAAAGTTCTGTATTAGACAAGCCGATTTTATCAGCTGGTAAGAAAATTGGCACGATAGCACTGTCTGCATTGACTAGCGTGACCTTTGTAGCGGATGCTGTTCCGCTTGCGTCAAATTCTTGGGACTTTGTCCCGTACTCTAATTTCATGCTTTCTCCTTTTTAAATTTTGAATGAAATATTGTCAAAGTTGAGCCAAGTGGCGTCAACGTTTCCCTTTACGACTACATTACCGCTCGGATAAATGCCTAAAACAGCCATGCCATAGCTATTATTTAGAGCTGATACAAACATAGTTTGTTTAGGTCTAAAGTCGACAGGTAAGACACCAATAACTGTCTCTTTTGTTGTTCTGCCTTTGTAAGCCGTGCCTCTGATGTAAACCACTCCATCAAATGTTTTTGAGTACTGAACTTTGTCGTAATCAGGATGATTTACCCATCCGTTTTGTAAAGGCAGATTTTGCCAAGGTGTTCCTTGAGTGTATCTCTGCAAGTCATCCTTGGTAGCAATCTCTTTCCAGTCACCCCAGCGGTTGTCCATTCTATACCTTACTAGCATTGTTTCAGTGGTAGCCGTCCAATAAGTCTGCACAACATATTGAGCGTCATCATAGACTTGAACCAATAACCAGCCATTCTGATTTCTTGGTCTATCAGGTGCACTGTGACTATAATACATACCATTTTTAAGGACATTATCGAGACTTTCTTTCGTTAAAATAGAAATCCCGTTATTACGTGTCAGCTGGTGCTGTTGAATAGGCTGGTCATTAGCGTAGATGTCCCCTTTAACATCAAGAGCGCCACGCTCTCTGATTTTGTTGACGCCCACGCCTGACCTGTCATAGGACAAGACTACGCTTTCTGTGGCAACGTTGACCATGAACTCAGTACGAGTGAATTTGTCTTCTAGTGTAGCAATAACGACCCAGGACTGATTAGCTAGATAGGTGCCAGCGAGGTTAGCCTGAGAATTGACTAGGTTTGAGATACTTGTCCAGGATCCAGTGGCTGGTCCTGTGTCTACTTGAAAGTTAGTAGTCCCAAGCCTTGCGACCTTGAATGTCAAGGTCATTGAGTTCTTTTGACTTCCTGAAACTGTCAGAGGGGCTATTTTGGCGTTTCTCGTAGCGGTCAAGGTGCTAGAGGTTGAGCCTGTTCTAGCTATACTAAAGCTAAGAGCAGGAGCAAAATACTCAAGCACGGTTACAGATACCTCTTTAGTATCAGACCATCTACCACGGCTATCAGAGACACTCGCTCTGATTTTAATTGTGCCGTGGTAGTTCATAATGCCAAGACTACCACC